GAGGCGCGCGGTGTGCCGGCTATCTGCGGAGATGAGGGCAAGCGATTCGAGCAGTGCGACCCGGATCCTCCGAAGGTCTATTTCACCGAGGCGATGGACCCGAACAAATGGCCGGCTGCCCCCGGCGGAATCTGTTTCGAGAAATACCATGCGGATACTGGGCATCCCTGGTGGCGCCGCATTTTCGAATATCTGGGAGGGTGAGTGGAAGAGAAAGACGACAACCAGGCGCTGCACGAGTTCTGCCTGCGCTGGTCGGGGTGGCATCGCAGCCGGCGCCTGTTCGCCCCGCCGATCCCGCAGAACATCCTCGCGCGCATGAGACCCCAGCCTGTTCGAGAGGCCCCTGATGCAATCCTGAGTGCCGACCTTTCCTATTTCAATCTCGCGCTGCTCTCGCAGCCTGAGGGAACAGGAAAGACGGCGTTCTATCTGTTCTACCTGCATCAGGTGCGTCCGATCAAGATCGCAGCCGAGGAACTGAAGATCAGCACGCAGGCGTTCTATAAAGCAATTCGTAAGACTCGCGAGCAAACGTACCGGTCCTATCGGCGCATGATATATGGATCAACCGTAACGGTTTCCGATTCTCCGGTTTCCGTTTTTGCTGAATAGGCTATGATTTATGCAATGCTGGTCAGATGCTTGTCCAGTTTGCAGTGTCTCCTCCGCACCCTCCCTCGGTGCCTAGCCCGCGAAGTCTGCGGGCCTTTTCATTTCTGGAGCCGCAATGGCAAAGAACCAGCTTCACGAGTTCGCCCCAGTCGATTACCGGGATACGCCCTATCTGACTGGCGACTACGAATTCGACGCCAGCATTGCGGCATGCAAGAACAAAGACATGCCTAAGCGCCTGAAGATGTACCTTGCAGGCGGCCCGACCGGCTCCCATCCCGTCACGAACTACGACGGCTACCACAACTACAACGGTGACGATTAAATGACCGACTCCGACCTCGACACGCTGTACCGAAAGAACATCGATATCAGCCACGAAGCCGCCCTGCGCGGTGTTTGGGACGCCGGCTACAACTACGGTCTGAGTCAGTCAGCGACAGCTACTGACGCCTCGCAGACCGCCACGACCAGCACAGCAACGGCTGATACGCCGACTGTCAGCACCCCGTGATAGAGAACTGAAATGGCCGCTCGCCTCCGGAAAACTCACCAAGAAGATGTACGTACAAAAATACAGGTGAGTCAGCTAATCAATGTTTTGCAAAATCATGCGCTTGGCGTAACCGAAGAGCTACCTGCAAGTCGCTTGAAAGCAATCGAGATTTTGCTCAAGAAAACGCTGCCTGATCTGTCGCAGACGGACGGGAAAGTGGAGGTCACTGGCCAAGATGGCGGGCCGATCCAGGTGGTTTCGACGGCGGCGCAGTTGCTCGATAAGCTGAAAGGATAAGCATGAAGCTCTGGTCTATGTCGCTGCGGGAAGCGATTCTCGCGTGGGACGAGTACGACCAGGGCGGCACTGATCTCGCGGGCATCCGCGCGCTGTGTCTCGCCGACCGGTTCTATCTGCTGGTCAAGGTCTGTAAGCGCTACGACCTGCTGCATCCGTGGCTGTACGAGCGCTGCCGGGAGGTGGAGCAGGCGCCCGATGGTTACCTTGACCTGTGGGCGCGCGAACACGGCAAGTCGAGCATCATCACGTTCGGCGGGGTGGTGCAGGAAATTCTTAAGGAAAAAGAGGTGACGGTGGGGATTTTTTCCCATACCGCTCCGATCGCAAAGAAATTTCTCGCTCAGATCAAGCGAGAGTTCGAGGCAAACTCGCTTCTGAAGGCAGCCTTCCCCGATGTGCTTTGGAACGACCCGCAAAAGGAAGCGCCGCTCTGGTCGCTGGACGGCGGCATTATCTGTCGCCGAGAGGGAAACCCGAAAGAGGCCACGATTGAAGCGCATGGCCTTGTCGACGGTCAGCCGACGTCGCGCCATTTCAAGCTTATGGTCTATGACGACGTGGTGACGCGCGAGAGCGTGAGCACGCCAGAACAGATCGCCAAGACGACTGAAGCGTGGGAGCTGTCCGACAACCTCGGATCGCTCGGCGGGCGAAAGTGGCACATCGGCACGCGCTACAGCTACGCCGACACCTACGACGAGATGATCAAGCGCGGGGCGGTGAAGACGCGCATCTATCCGGCTACCGACAACGGGCAGATCGATGGAAATCCGGTTCTCTTTGATGCCGACACCTGGCGAAACAAGGTCATCGCGCAAGGTGAAGCGACGATTAGCTGCCAGATGTTGCAAAACCCGTTGGCCGGGAAGCAACGTATGTTTGACGTGGACGACTTGCAAGTTTATGAAGTCCGACCCGAAACGCTTAACGTCTATATATGCATCGATCCGGCTCGGAGCAAAAAGAAGGACAGTGCTAATACGGCTATGGCCGTTATCGGAGTGGATCGAGCGCTGAACAAGTTCCTGCTCGACGGCTACAACCACAAGATGGACCTCATCGAGCGCTGGGTGTTCATGCGCAATCTGTACATCCGCTGGATGCGTCAGCCGGGCGTGCGCATGGTGAAGGTCGGCTACGAGAAGTTCGGCGCGCAGGCCGATCTCGACTACTTCCAGGCGCAGATGAAGCTGCCTAGTGAGCCGTCGTTCGAAATCGTTGAGTTGGGCTGGCCGTCCGATGGCGACGGTGCGAAGGTGGACCGCGTACAGCGCCTTGGGCCGGACTTCCGTGCGCACAAGCTGTATCTCCCGTATCCGACGACGAAGGACAACCTGACGGCCACGCAGCGTCGGATTCTCAACGAAGGACGGGACGAGCTGATCGCCTCAAGGATTCGCCGAAAAGACGAGCAGGGGCAGATTTACGACCTCTCGGACCAGTTCAAGCTGCAAGCGCATTACTTCCCGTTCGGGGCGCTTAAGGACCTAGTGGACGCTGTATCGCGCATCTATGACATGGATCCGAAGCCGCCGGTCATCATCGATCACGCCTCACTCGAGCCGGAGTACGTGTAATGGACAAGGGCATGAAGAAGCCTCACATCTACATGCAGCACGGCTGTTGGTGGGCTGATTGGCGCGGGCACCGCGCGAGCGGCGTGACGCCAGCGCGTGCCTACGGATTTTTGCCGTTGCGGTTTATCCCGCTCTGCTCGCATCCGCTCGACCTTCGCTACAACGAGAAACGGCATGGCTAAGATTCCGGCCAATCTCGGCTCGCCTGTCACGACTCGGCAATATAGCTGGGCTGACGAAGCGCGCCGGCAATGGGGCGGTGAATGGTCCCGTCCCGACGTTGCTTACGAGATGAGCAGCGGCCGCAAGTTCGACAGCACGGACCGATACGCGACCGGCATCTATGCGACCGGCACGACGATTCTCGATTCGATCATCCTCCAGAACCAATACCCCGACGCACCGGCCCATCTGGTGACCAAGAGCGGCGGGAAGATCCGACTGGAACAATAAGCATGGGCGCATCAAACCCGAATGGCGATTCGACAATCTCGAATCTGCCAGCCGCAGGCACGCTTGCCGGAACTGAAAACTTCGTCATGGACCAAGGCACTAGCACGGTCAAGGCGACGCTTAACACCATCACGGCGTATGTTGCAACGAGCGGGACTAGTATTGCGAACGTTGCCAGCGGTGGGACTGGGCGCAATACGCTGACATCGCATGGCGTGCTGATTGGCGAAGGTCAAAACGCAGTTAATGTGACCAGCGCGGGCACATCTGGACAGCCTTTGCTATCGGGCGGAGCGTCAGCAGATCCGAATTGGGGGACGCTAGGTGTTGGCGCGGGCGGCACGGGCGCCACAACATTGACGGCGCACGGTGTTCTGATTGGCGAAGGTACCGGAGCGATTGTTGCAACTGCGACCGGAACGAGCGGTCAACCTTTGCTTTCAGGTGGGGCATCTGCCGACCCTGCATATGGGAATCTGGCTGTTGCTGCGGGGGGTACGGGACAAACGACGCTTACTGCACATGGCGTGTTGATCGGAGAAGGCACGAGCGGCATTAACGCGACGACTGCGGGGACTTCCGGTCAGCCTCTGCTGTCTGGCGGCGCGAGTGCTGATCCGAACTGGGGGACACTCTCGACTAGCTTTGGTGGAACCGGACAGACGTCATTCACAGCCCACGGCGTGATCCTCGGTCAGGGCGGCGGTACCCCTCTCAACGTAACCGCGGCCGGCGCAGTGGGGCAGGCGCTCATCGGCCAAGGCGCAAGCGCGGACCCGATCTTCGGCAATCCCACTGGCGCTCTCATTGGCACGCAGGTCTTCACGTCGAGCGGCACTTACACGCCTACTGCCGGGACGAACAAAGTCATCGTGCGCGCCGTGGGTGGTGGGGGGGGAGGTGGCGGGGCTGTCGCAACAGGAGCGGGTCAGTATTCGACCGCAGCCGGCGGGTGCTCAGGGTCATATGCTGAAGCGCTCATTACCTCCGGGTTTTCGGGCGTCACGGTGACGATCGGAGCAGCGGGCACAGCAGGATCAAGCGGAACCGGAGGCACCGGAGGTACTACGAGTTTTGGCGCTCTGGTCTCGTGCCCCGGAGGGGTTGGCGGGGGAGCGACGGTGGCAGCGTCTAATAGCACTGTTGGTTTATTCCCAGTCCCTACGACGGTTTCTTCTCCTACTTTTTCTGGTGCTGGGACCACATCCCTTGTCTCTCGATCGACGGATATAGGCGCCCATGGTTTCCTCTACAACGGCGTCAACAACCTGTACTCCGGAAACGGAGGGAGCGGACCGATCGGCGTAGGAGGTAGGAGCGTGACGAATTCCAATGCTGGAAATGCAGGGACTGGAAACGGGTCTGGTGGAAGCGGTGGATGCCAAGGCGCAGCTTCGTCGGCGGCCCAATCTGGCGGCGCCGGCACGGCAGGTCTTGTCATCGTCTACGAGTACGCATAAATGGCTATCTACGCAATCGTGCAATCCGGTGTTGTCGTGAACACGGTCGAATGGGATGGCGCTACGCCGTGGGAAGGACCATTGAATACACAGATCGTCCATGTTCCAGACGGGCAATCGGCAGGCGTCGGGTACGCCTGGAATGGATCGACTTTCTCTGCTCCGGCGAGCAGCGCTCCTGTGCCGATCAACTAGGAAAATATAAATGGCAGGCTTTCTCTCTCCGATCGGTATGGGACAATGGTTCACCGATCAGGGCGTGGTATTGGCTGGAGGGAAGGTCAATACCTACATCGCCGGCACGACCACGCCGGCGGCTACCTACACGACATCTGCGCTGTCGGTGGCTAACGCGAACCCGATCATCCTAGATTCCGCAGGCCGCGCGCCGCAAGAGATCTGGATCCCATCCGGTACGTCGATCAAGATCGTTGTCACAGATTCGAACGGCAATGCGATCTCGAATGGCACGTTCGACAATATCAGCGGCATCAACGACACCGGCACGTCGAACGCATCGGAATGGACCGTCTCGGGATCGACGCCGACGTACGTGAGTGGCACGCAGTTCACGGTTCCAGGTAATCAGACGACGACGTTTACCGTTAATCGACGGGTCTATGCCTCAGTATCGGCAGGAACGGTGTACGGCTCGATCACTGCATCTTCCTACAGCGCGCCAAATACTACGGTGACGGTGGCATGGGATAGCGGCGCGCTGGATTCAGGACTCACGCAAGTCGCCTATGCACTGCTCAACATCACGCACCCATCCTTCCTCGCCCTGCTGAATGTGCAGGTATTTACCTCGAGTGGGACCTACACGCCAACCAATGGCGCGGTGAAGGCGATCGTCGAATTCATCGGCGGCGGTGGCGCGGGCGGTGGCGCGCAAGCTACCGGAGCAGGACAGACTGCTGTTGGTGCGGGCGGTGGCGCGGGCGCTCATGGGATGGGATACATCGCCTCTGGTCTTACCACGCAGACCATCACAGTTGGATCGGGCGGGACGGGTTCGTCTGGTGCGTCAGGTGGCAACGGCGGAAATTCTAGCTTCGGCTCGATCTTCACTGCGCAAGGCGGGCAAGGTGGCAATGCCGGCGCCGCGGCCACTGCTCCCTCCAGCGGCAGCGGTGGCGGTGCAGGAGGTGGCGTGTCGGGGGGGGCGGGCGGCACACTGATCATGCAGGGCACCGGACAAGGCGGACAGATTGGATTCTCGATTAATACCGCAATCGTGGTCGGTGGTTCTGGTGGTGGTTCGGCATGGGGTTCAGGCGGGAATGCTAACTCTGGCGCCGCGGCGGGATTAGGAGCCGGCGGGGCTGGTGCTGGCATTGGGCAGAACGCAGCAGCCGCAGCGGGTTTTAACGGTTCCTCGGGCATCGTCATCGTCTACGAGTACGCATAATGGAAAACGAAATCATCGTCTCAGATTGGGATGGCGTGCAGGACATGGAGCGCGCCAAGGACGTGGGCGACATGCTCTCGAAGATGTATCCGGGGCATCCGTGGGTGGTGAACTGTCAGGACGGTTCGGTGTGGATCAGCCTGCTCTACAGCACGACGTTCGGCCAGTACGCCTACTTCATCAACCAGGGCGATGTGACGAGCCCGACGACACTGCGACAACTCACGATGAAGGGCGGTGGCGAGTTCCTGGAGCGCTTGGGGATGCCGCGTCATGGCACCTGGGACGGCACGATGCCAGAACATCTGGAAGGCGCTGATGCACGGTTCTATCGGGGTTCGGTATGACGGTCTTGCAGCGGCCCGAGCAGCCGCATATCCACGCGCCGACAGCAGGTCAAAGCGATGCGCCGATGGGGGAACTCGGCGTCGATGCAGACGAGTCGATCGGCTCTCGAGGACTTGATGAGCACCAGTGGATGCGCAAGGCGCGCGAGGCGTATTTCTTCTCGACGACCTACGTCGATTCGAACTACCGCAAGCGCTGGGAGGACTCGATACGAGCGTTCTATAACCAGCACGCGATGGACTCGAAGTACAACTCGCCACTGTTCGACAAGCGATCGCGGATCTACCGACCAAAGACGCGAACGATCATCCGAAAGAACGAAGCCGCCGCAGCAGCGGCTTTTTTTTCGAACTCTGATCTTCTTTCGGTCTCGCCGATGAATCAGGCGAACCCGCAACAGATGGCGTCCGCCGCGGTGATGAAGGAACTGTTGCAATACCGCTTGACGACGGACGGGGGCATCAACTGGTTCAAGTTCGTACAGGGCGGCATTCAGGATGCGCAGACGCAGGGCTCGGTGTGCGCGCACGTGCACTGGAAGTACCAGGAGAACGGGAGCGGCGAGGTGATCGCCGACAAACCGGCGGCAGACCTAGTGCCGCTTGAGAACATCCGCTTCGATCCGGCTTCGGACTGGACCGACCCAATAGGGACATCGCCATATGTGATCCACATGATCCCGATGTTCGTCGGCGATATCAAAGTCAAGATGAAAAGCCCGGACAAGAAGACCGGCAAGCCGGAATGGCGCGAGTATGACGACGACGTTATCTTGCAGGCGTCAGAGAACAAGGTGGACTCCACGCGCATGTCTCGCATGCCGGGCCGGCAAGACCCGCAGTCGGCCGATAAGAAAGCCGTGAGCGATTACGAGATCGCTTGGGTATTTCGCCATATCCATCGCTACGAGGGAGAGGACTGGGAGTTCTACACGCTCGGCACGGTAGCACTGCTGTCCGAACCGGCCCCGCTCAAGGAGCACGTGTTCCACGGCATGCGCCCGTACGTACTCGGTAGCTTCATCATCGAGACGCACAAGGTTTTCCCGTCATCGATCCCCGAGCTTACCGATGGGTTGCAGCAGGAAGCGAACGAGATCGCCAATCAGCGCCTGGACAACGTCAAGTTCGTTCTGAACAAGCGCTGGTTCGTAAAGCGCGGAGCGAACGCTGATCTGTCGTCGATCGTGCGCAACGTGCCGGGCGCGGTGACGATGACCGATGACCCGGACAAGGATATCAAAGAGGTCAACTGGCCCGATGTCACGGCATCGAGCTATCAGGAGCAAGACCGACTGAATGTCGACTTCGACGAGCTGGCGGGAAACTTCTCGCCGGCCACGATTCAGCAAAACGCCAAGCTGCAAGAGACGGTCGGCGGCATGGCGATGCTCAAGGGCGCGGCGGGCACGCTCACCGAGTACGGACTTCTCACGTACGTGTACACGTTCCTCGAGCCGGTCCTTCGGCAACTGATCAAGCTCGAGCAGCACTACGAGACCGACGAAGTCGTGATGGGCATTGCTGCGGAGCGCGCGCAACTGTTTCAGAAGTACGGCGTCGATCAAGCGACGGACGAATTGCTCAACCAGGAGCTGACGCTCAAGGTCAACGTCGGTATGGGTGCCACGGATCCGATGACCAAGGTTCAGAAGCTCATCATGGGAGCCACGAGCTACGCGAACATCGTGAAGATGGGCGTGCCGGGCCTGAACACGAACGAGGTCGGCAAGGAAATCTTCGGCCACCTCGGCTACCAGGATGGCCGGCGCTTCTTCTCTGTGGAAGACCCGGAGAAGGTGCAGATGCAGCAGCAGCTTCAGATGATGAAGATGCAGATGATGAAGATGGCGGAGAAGTCCGGCGAGAACAAGCTCAAGATCGCCGAGCAGAACAACCGCACGAAGATCGTCGTCGAGAGCATGAAGGAGCATCACCAGAATCGACGCACGATGGCCGAACACTTCATGGCGATCCAGTCGCCGATGCTTTCCCCTGGTCAGCCGGGGCAGATATCGCCGCATACCGGGCAGATGATCCCGCAACCTCAGCAGCCGGGGACGCCGAATGTTTGAGACTGACGCGCTGTTCGAATCGGCCGTGTTCGGAAAGCAGGTCGAGAACTTTCTCGGCTCCGAGATCGGCGATTACCTGCTTGCCAAGGCCAAGAACGAAGAGCAAGAGGCAATTCACCAGATTTCCAAGGTTGCGCCGTGGCGCCGTCGACGCATCCAGGAGCTTCAAAACCACATCTGGCGCGCGCAGCAATTCCAAATCTGGCTGGCCGATGCGATCGCAGACGGTCAGCAAGCCACTCGACTCCTCGAAGGTGAAGAATGACTACGGAAACCGAAGATCAAGACGTACGGCAATCGGACGAAGAGATCAAAGCCGCGATCGAAGAGCGCAATAACGCGCGTCTCGCGATGTACGATCAGATCGCTGATTCTAACGATGAGGCGAGGAATGCCGAGTTTGAGGATATCCCCGACGACGCGCACACGCGATTTCAGGAAACGAATGACGATTCTGCGTCTAATGCGCAAGAACCGGAAAAGATTCCCTTGAAAGTCAATGGGAAAGTATTAGAATTGCCGATTGAAGAGGTCATAGCGCGCGCTCAGATGGTAGAGTCCGCGCATGATTACCTGGAGCAGGCCAAGAGAATACGACTCGAAGCCGTCCAGTCCACGCAGGCGCCCAAACCAGACGCCTCACGTCCCCCGGTCGATGACGACCTAGCGCTCGTCCGCGCGATACAAATGGGCAGCGAAGAGGAAGCAGTACAAGCCTTACGCCAGATACGCAGTCCCAACCAGGACTTGCCGAAGCTGATCGACGAAAGGATGTCCTTCCAGCAAGCCGTGAGCCGGTTTCAGACCGAGTTCAAGGACGTTTTTGACGACCCCATGCTCCGCCAATTGGCGCTCAATAAAGACGCCGAACTCGTTGCGCAAGGCGATTCCCGTTCGTATTGGGACCGCTACGAAGCAGTAGGCAATGAGATCAGGCAGTGGGTCGGAAGTGTCCGGAAAACCTCGTCTGTACCCGACAAGCGGGAAAGAAAAGCGAATGCCACAAGCGCGCCGACAGCAGCAGCTAGCCGCGTTGCTTCGCAGGCACAGGAAGAACCCGAAGAGTCAGTGTCCGACGTGATTAGCAAGATGGCTCAATCACGCGGCCAGGTCAGATAAGGAGAAGGTCATGGCAGGTCAGGTATGGGCGGTTAATTCGCTGGGTGGCTACATGTACAGCCGCCAGCTTTCCAACGTGCTTCGCGTGGCGGTGCAGCCGCTCGTGAAGTTCCGCCAGTTCTGCGATGTGCGCGACGCTTCGCAGCAGGGCAAAAAGAAGGGTGACATTTTCACCTGGGACGTGTTCGCGGATGTCGCCAACAACGGCGGCAACCTGACGGAAACGAACACGATGCCGGAAACCAACTTCACGATCACGCAGGGCACCCTTACGATCAGCGAAGCGGGGAACTCGGTTCCGTACTCGGGCAAGCTCGACAACCTGTCGAAGTTTCCGGTGATGGAGCTCGTGCAGAAGGTTCTGAAGAACGACGCCGTGAAGACGTTCGACCGTCTGGCCTGGACGCAGTTTAACCAGACACTGCTGCGCGCGATCCCGACCGGCGGCACGGACACGGCGGCGATCACGCTGTACACGAACGGCACGGTCACGGGCACGAACAACGTCGCGTTCAACAACAACCACGCGAAGTCGATCGTCGACACGATGAAGGAGCGGAACATCCCGGCCTACATCGGCGACGACTACTACGCGCTGGCCTGGCCGACGACGCTGCGTACGTTCAAGAACAACCTCGAGACGATCCACCAGTACACCGAGACCGGCTTCAAGCTGATCATGAACGGTGAAATCGGTCGTTACGAGAACGTGCGCTATGTCGAGCAGACGAACATCGCCAAGGGCACCGGCACG